GGAAGCCTTTCATAATCTCTGCTTGCAGAGCAGCTTCATCCATATTGTTGGTTACTTTGTCGGGGTCCAAGTCCAATGATGATGCAATCTCACGGATTACATACTGGAACTTAGCAAAAGGTGCAAGTGCTGGGCTGCTTGCTACCTGCAGGAACTGCATCAGGCGTTGGCTGCGTACTTCATTAGCCATCAGACTTTCTGTCCCACGTGCCTTAACTTCTAGGTCGCCCTTAATTTCTGGGTCAAAGTCAAACTGCATATTAAAGCGGAAGAAACCTTCACCTAAAGGACGCAGCAAATAATCGTCTACGTTCTTAACGACAGTCTTAATGCTGCCACTAGCTGCGCCCATAAGCATAGAGATACCTGATGCGGTACGACCTACACCTGTAACACCTGTTTGCCCATGAGCAAAACTAGGCAAGCCTGTACTTTCATCTGATAACTGACGTGCCTTGTCAAACAGCATCATGTTTTCACTAGACACGTTAGGAAACTTTGTACCAAAGATAGCCTGACCCGGTGCGCCGCCCTGCCTACGAAATACCTTACCCGGATACAGTGACAGGTCTTGACCCGGAACAAGATTAGTTTCATCTAGTTCCATAATCAAATTGCCTGACAGTACAGCATTGTCCACAGCCATACGCATAAAGCCATTCATCAATGTCTGGGTATCGTCCATGTTTTCTGCAATACCCACGCCAAAGAATGAATAAGGGTTTAATTCATACGGCGCAGCATGATATGGAATTTTGCTAGGCTTAAATGGATTAAGAACCATACGAATAAGTTTGTCATTACAAATCCATACATTTGCTTGCAGTTCATCAAAGTCTTTTAGTTCTTCCGGTATTTCAATATCTTGGTCTTCAAGCATGTCAATATCAACGGTACCCCAGTATTCAAGTACCTCAAAACGGTCAATAGAGGACTCAGGAGCATAATCGGATAAATCATCTTCCCAATATTTTTTAGTATAGTTTTCACCAATTGAAATTACCTCATCAATAACTTGTCCACGAAAATATGGACGCTTCTTCAAACCACGCAATTGTGTACGTGACATTTTATGCCGTTCAATTACGTACTGCGCTTCGTCCATGCTATTCGCATCAGGGTCAGGATAAAAATTCCAAACAGATACATGCTGTACTTGCGGAACGGTTTTAAATCTAGGATCATACTCACCATCATCATTCCAGTTAGGGTACTCTTTGTCTACAGCAAATGGACCCTTCATAACTCCTGTGCCAAACAATGCCATCTCAAATGCAGAGTTACGCATGTGCTTGCTGGCACCAGACTCCTCAAGCTGGTCATGTATTTTCTTTTGCATTTTCTTTGCAGCAATTTGTGCAGGACTAAATGTAATAGCCGTAGGTGTCTTACCCGGACCTTCTTTAAGTTTTTCCTGTACAGGCTCCAGTTTATTTTGTACTACACCCAGCTTTTCCTGCAAAGACTGTGCTGTTGCACCGGGTGCCAAATCATTGCCATCACCAGCAAAACCATACGGGCTAGTAGACAACGCAGTTTCTCCGCGCAGTTGCTCTGGCTCTTGTGGGTCAAAGCTAACATCCTCAACCACACCTTCTGGCAGTTCAGTTGGGTCTACAGATAAAGGAAAACGCTGATTTGCAAACAGGACATCTACAATCTGTCCGTAAGCTGCCAGCGTCTTTGTCTTTGTTACCTTAATAAATACGCGAGACTTTTCTGCTTCAGTAAACTGCACGTCTGGTCCATACAAGCCACGGTAGTTACGGTATGCACGTAGCCAGCGGTCTTCGTCTTGCTCACGATAATCTTCTGAACGCTGATATTTTTCATTAATAAAGGGAATAATGGAAGAAAGTTCTGCATCTTCAACAACAGAGTCATCCGTATCTTCCAATGCAATTGCATCGTCTTCAATCATAATTTCATCTTCATCCATGATGTTTTCCTTAATATCCGAATGTACTGTCTGCTACTCTCATACCAGTGCTAGGTCTTCCCATTGGGTCGTAGTCAAATATACTAAACCTTGGTCTGGACATTATACCATACCTTAACGCATCGTACAAATGATCTTCACTATGTGTGTCAATATCTTCTGGATTCTTTTTATCCAGCGGGATGGACGGTAGCTGTGATATTGTATTTGTGCAGCTATTAAAGAATACAAGTCTAGGTTCCTCTGTAAACTCGTCTACCTGCAATCGTCTGTGTATTTCGTTTTTACCTGCTACACGACTACCACGGCTTCTATCTGATGGACGCCAACGACATCCCCTACTTATCATTTGCTCTGCTAGAGAAGGCCCAGTATCACCACGCTTATGCCACAAGCTGCTATCAAGTACACCATATTTAATAGTTCCATCACCAGCCTCTACATCCAGTATCATATCTGCCAAATCTGTGGCAAGGACTTTAGAGACGTACAACTCTCTATATACCACAAGCTGCTCATTAGGTGCGACAGCAAACCAAATAACGCCAGACTTACTCCCGTAACCGTAATCGCAAGCCCTAAACTTAACCCAGTTGTTAGGTATATCAAAAGGTTCAATAACGTGAATATGCCTATCAAATTCAGTAAAGGCCGCGCCTTCTTTAATATCCCAGTCACCGTCAAGGAGTTGTCTTCTTTGCTGCTCTGGCATGGAGAGTAGCATTGCTTCATAGTCACCCGACTCTGCCAAATAAGGATTGTCTGATAATCTTGCTGGGATAAACCTCCTTTTAAATAGTGGCCTTCCAGCTTTCGCATGTCCTGCTGGGTATCGTAACACTTCCCCTGTTTCTGTATCGGTTGCATCAAATGCTCTGTTGTATGGTGCGGGGTCAATGAATGTTTTCTTTACCCAGTGATGACCTCTTCCTCCGGGGTTAGTTGTGGCTCTCATAAAGATAGGCAAGTCGGGTGCAGTGGACCGTAGACGTGATCGCATGTAATTCCATGCATATGGTGTGGACCATTGTGTTAACTCGTCAAACCCTATCCAGCTAAACGCCAGACCCTGATAACGCAAGACATCATCATCTCTATCGAGGTATGACATCCACAACCTTGCGCCAGATGGTGCAGTCCACTGCATCTTTCTCTCTGACCACTTAATACCGGGCCAGATTTTTGGGTATAACTCCTGCGATTTAAATACAAGTTCTCTTAATTCTTCTGTTGTATGTCGCAAGAGCAATCCGCTAAATGCAGGATGCCCCATATAACGTAGTGGGTCTGACAACATGGCGTAGGATTTACCTCCACCAGCACTTCCACCATATAATACTTCACGTTCTGCTGCAGCTAAAAAGTCAGTCTGTGGACCACGGTTAGGTTTAAACAGCACATTAGCTGTTTCTTCAATTGCCTGTGTTTCGTATTCTACAGGTTGTATTTCAACCGCTGGCTTTTGCGCCTGTTCTTTCTTCTTGGATGACCTTCGCTTTGGCGATTGCCGTTTCCGCATATTCTGCCCACTTGATGAGGCTTTTAGCTTGGTTCTTACGCTGTCGCTCATTCAGTAACCGCTTTCTTAATCCTACATGTGAGATAGACCTGCCTGTATTTGTACTAAGCCAGTTAGCTACTTCACGATAACTATATTGATTTACGTGGCTACGTGCCTTTTCTAATAAATCTAACTCTGTTGGTATTGGGTCAAGAATGTCGGGGTCTTCATCGTTTTGTTTATAACCAAAAGGTACAGTCCTAGCAATGCGAGGTATCTGCACCCACTCGTTTTCTTCTTTAATGTCGGTTGGCTGTGGCAGTTTCCACTTGCCTAAACTTCTACTCATCTTCTTCCACAACAGCTTTAGGTGGCATAAGCATAACACCACCTGATGCCTCTACTTGCATCTTCTCTGTCTTTACTAGACCTACACGATCAAGCAGTTCTTTGGCGGCAACCATCTTGTCACGTATGCCTAACTCTGTAGGGTCATACAATGCACCTGTCATCGCCATCGCAGCTTTCGGCGCATTAGCCGCCATATACATCTGAGTTGCCTCAAGTATTTCTTCTTTAAGACCTTTAACAATTTCTGAAGTACTAGAAGTGTCAGCATATCCCGCCAGTTTCTTAGCCATAACCATACTGCCTTCTGCTTCATTAAAAAGCACGTTTAGAAATACCTGTTGTTTTGCTGTTAATTGTCTAGCCACTAAACTCTCCATGATGCATGGCATGGGCTAATTTTGTACTACGTGATTTTACCTGAACTGCCCACCTGCTGTCAAGCATTTCTTTTGCTGCAGTAGGGTAATTTTCTTCGTGTATAGCCGCCCACATATTTTTAAATTTACAAAGTCTTGGAACACCCATATTAAATGCCATGTCCATGACTACAAGTTGACGTACAGCGTCTAGCTTGTTAACGCAAGGGTGCGCTCTTACAAGTTCCTCTTCGACTATCTGCACGTCATTCCCTGCTAGATACATAGCATCAGCTTCAGAAATACCATATTCATAGATTACATCCATATTTGGAATATCCATAAATTCCAGTTCTTCATCCGTAATGCCACGGTCTTCTAGGTTCCGTCCAATACCTACGGTATCAATTCCCAGTGTATCTTTGTATACTTGAAGGCGTAGACCTTCATGTGTAATCAGTTTTTCAATAAAGTCTTCTCTACTATATTTCATTTTTCATGCCCCATCCATACCGCAAACGCACCTGTCATTGCTCCCGTCACCACACTCACAAGTGCTGCTTGTTGACTCGTTGGGTCTGGGAGTGACATGAACCACTCCACTACCCGCCAAGCCGATAGCGACATCCCAATCATCATCAGACGGGGAAGTATTTTCCACCGTAGAAATCTCTCCATCGTTACTTCGGCCACGATTTTTCCTCGCTTGTTCTTCGGTCGTACGGTCATGCATATCCCACATAATCATTACAACTATTTCTTACCAAAAAATTTAGTAGCACTACGAACACCAAAACTGGCTGCTACAATAACGCCCAAACTATACTGATACCATTCAGGCATGGCTTGCAGTTGTGCAAATCCATTTGCTACTACCTCTTCCATACCGGGAATAAAAGCTAGGATAAGTGGAATACTAAATAGAATGGTTAGCCACTCGTCTTTCCATGAAGACTGACTACCTTTAGCCATCTCCAAATCCCAGTCTATTTCCCCAGTCGCCTTTTTTTCCATAATAATCGCTTCAGCCTTTGCCGTTGCGACTTTAGATGCAGTCTGTGCTTTCTTAGTTTCAACCTTTCCTTCAAGCCACGTACCTGCGAGTTGAGTGATTGGTCCGATAAGTAAATTTAACATTAGCCTCTCCGAAACTGGGCTGTCTTCTTAGCAATAGTTTTTGGTTGTTTAACAAATTGTTTACCTGCTGCTTTACCTTTTCTCTTAGCCCTAGTTGTAGCAGCATACTCTGCACTTGTCAAGGACTTTATTGCTTTTTCAGGCAAATACCTTTCACCTGTCTTTGCAGATGGCTTGCCTGATTTTGTACGCCACTTCTGATTAGTCCAGTTTTTAAGGCTTTGCTGTGGCTTCTTCATTATTTTCTCGACTTCTCTATAGCTTTAAATGTATCACGTAAGCTGGCTGGCTTTTCATTCTTCGGGTCATATTTACACTCTATTTCTTTTGGGAAGTATTCGCTAGTATCTAGCCAAACACTATCCACCGTATTGTTAGGACCATGATATATACATAACCTTTCTTTATCTATAGTCTGACATCCTTGTAGTCTACATATTACGTATTCAGGAGTTGCGTTAGCCGCCATCCCTTTAAGAAATAGTACAAATCCTAAAAGCATACCTGCGCCAAGTAAAGACATGACTATCCATGCCACGATTTCAACAAACTTACGCCTACGCTGCCTTTGTTTATACAATGTCTCTTGCCTCTGTTTTCTGATAGAGCCTTCCATTTTTACGAGTGCATCCCATTTGGATTTACCCATTGTCAAGCCAATCCAATTTTGCAGTTCTCTACGCTGGCTTTCTGCCTTTTCTTTAGCTGCGAATGTCTCCATCGCTTCTTGTTCTACAGACTTACCCGCAAACAACTTCTTGAATATAGGCGGGTTCTTCGCCTCTTTCTCAAGCATGTCTAGGTCGCTAAGTGCGCCCATCCACCTGCCTAAGTCAGATGCCATAGATTCAATATCACGGCCTACTTGAAAGCCTTTCTTGATAGCACCAAACGCCGCAGACGCAGTTGCCATAGCACTAATCGGGTCCATTATGCTGCTTTCTTTATTGGGTTGTTAGCCTCTACTCCCATCCACTTGCTCCACTCAGCGTAGTAATGTCTCATTCCTACTTCGTCATGGATGGTTCCGTTCTCATGTCTGCCATGCAGAATATTACGTGGTTCAGTTCCGGGTCGCATTGTTGTACCCTGTCCTGCTACGCCTATCAAGTCTTCGTGCAAGTTACGTCCAAACGGACCCCATATAGAGTTGTGATGCTCAATACGTGTGTTCCGTTCTTCTGGTGTGTCACTCTTTAGTCCGTAGCCACGAAACTCAATCAGAACCTTGTCAGGTCCAAGTGGAGTTACGCTGTCGCTACGGTAAGCACTGCCTCGCAGGTTGAAGTTGTAGCCGGGAAACAAGTCTACCATGTACCACTGATTTGGTGGCAGGTTGGGAAAAGATAACTCGCCCCTGTCTTCAAATCCCTGATACTCTTCATAGTTAACAGTAAAGCTGCTGACATTAACATGACCATTATCAAAAGGCACGTTCTTTCTAGCAAAGTATTCATCGTTAAATCCAGACACACGGTTGAAGTAGTGCATGAAGTCGTGGTAGAACTCGCTGTTAGTGTCGTGCCACAGTTTGTAGTTTGTATCTATGATGGCTTTGTGGTAGTGAAATACTTCTAGTTCTTCTGTATCAATAGCATCAGCAATGCAATCAAACGCCCCACAAGTCCACTCCTCCACACTCATATCTGGGTTTTTATTTAGAGTAACCCAAATCATACCACCGTGTTTTACTTCGCATGGTAGTTCGCCCCAGTCACGTGCGTGGTAGCACAGAGATATGTCATTACCTGCAGGTGACATAACACCCTTGTTTAGAAATGACCTGTAGCCATTATCAAACTTGACAGTGATTATATTCTGCCCAGCTATCTGTGCAGTCCTGTAACTACCTATGTGTTGTATCTCACTCTTATGAAATGCAGGAACCCATACCTTTGAAAAGATATTCTCTAGTTCTTCTTCAAACAAACTCTGGTCAGAATATATGAGAGAATTTACATACTCTACATTAGGTTCTTTAGTCCAGTTCATATGATTGCGTGGTGGCATTAATATATCCTTACGTTGCCAGTGTTAATGTATCTAGGAAGGCAGTATGCAGTCACTAGATTTCCTTGTTTATGTAGCGTTTGTGCATACCAGACACAATCCTGCAAATCCCTAAAGAACAAATCTTTGCTCTCTAGTTTTTTGTCTTCCCCAATGCCTACAAATACAAGAAGTAAAAATACGTGTTCCACTTCACGACTTGTAACCGCCACCAGCTTTTTTATAAGCTGACGCAAGCATCTGGGCTTTTCTAGCCGACCACTGACCGGGTGCGCCACCTTTACCACCAGCTTTGATACGATTAAACTGCTGCTTCCTCATTCCGGGCTTAGTATAGTTGCCAGCTTCATTAACTCTACTCTTGCTCTTTGGCGCACCACCCGCCGCAAGTTTAACCGTTCTAGTCTGTTTCGCTTTCGCTGCAGTCGATGTGGCTTTCTTTTTAGCGGCTGGCTTTTTAGTGACACGGGGCATCTCCTGTCTCCTATCTTGCTGGGTCAAAAAATTCTTCACATGCAGTAGTAATAACTAGCTTACTAGCTGTACCTGCTGTACATTTGATAATGTCACCTGCATGAAGATACAAAGGTCTATCTACAGTAAAGACAGACTCGTATGACCCACCTGAAATATTATGGCTAGTCAACAAGTCGTATTCTGTATTATCATCTGCGTGAAAAAAATGTAGACTTAAAGTCACGTTACCTGTGTGATTATTACTCACAAATAAATTCTCTAGGTGAGAGGAAAAGTTTGCGGGAACTGTGTATACAGTTGTCTTGTTGGTTGTACCCAATGCCACAACCTCAGTACGAAATTTAGAACCTGTCTGTAATAGTGGCATCTCTACTTTCCCAATAATCTAAACCGTAATCGTGCAGTATTTCTTCGCCTTGCTTTATTTCTTTAAGTGCAAAAAACTTAACAAAGCGGTCATCATCTTCTTCAATCTCCCACTCAGCGTTTGGACTTGTGCTATGATTATAGACCATAGCAAGACCAAGTGGGATATAGTATTCTTCTTCACCAATATAAGGCGTGTGAAACATGTAATCATGTAGGATACACTCATCTCCCACGTCAGTATAATCTGTGATGAGATAAGGACACAACTCAATTGTATCGCCTTGAGTATAGTCCTTATCCGCGAAAACACCAAGTCCATGTATTTCCGAATTTGCAACATATGGCATTACTTCTTCTTTTTTGCCATTCCACCGCGCATCATCTTTTTCTTGGACATCTTAGCCATGCCGCCACCCATCATCTTACGTTTCGCCATACCGCCGCCACGCATTTTCTTCTTAGCCATTTTAGCTTTACCCATTGCCATTTCGTAATCTCCTTCTGTCAAGAACTAAGGCTTCATATACGTCTTCTGGAAAGTGTTCATAGTAGTTAGACTTTTCCAGATACAACGCTGCATCGTCTAGTTTAGATAATAACTGCACAAAGACCATGCAGTAAGATAGGCTGTCATCAGTAACCCCATCATCTATGAGGAAATCAAGTCCAGCCTCTGTTGCGTCATAGTCGGGGTGGAACACCATCAGGTGCAAATCAATACCTGCCACTGACGCTAACTCATTTATGCCATCACAATACCCATCTAGGTATTCCATGTCTGGCAAATTCTCTTCTGCCCACACTACAATCTCGTAGTCGTGATCGCTGAATGTACGAACCTCTTCCATAAGTCCATCCAGCCCTGTATTAATACTGAAGACTACCTTATCATCAGCCCATGCTTTTCTAGCATAGGGGCAAGGTGGTAGACCATTTAGTTTTGCGTTAGGTACTTCTAAAAAGTCTTTTGACCACTTGCGTATGTCTGCTTCAACTCTATGCACTGTTATTCCGTTTACCAGCAGTTCTTGTCCTAGCAAAAGACCTATTCTGGGAAGGACGCTGAAGAGTAAGATTGCCTCGCCTGTTATCACGAGGATTACCGTTTTTGTGCGCTATATCTTTACCAGCAGTATTTATGCCAGCTTTCTTAACTGTCCTACGTGCCTGATTACGTGCAGCACGGTTAATCTTCTGCTCTGGCTTGCTTTGGTAGTTAGCATACTCTTTTTGATAATTTCGTTTAGTTACATTACCCCCTACAGCCATCTTCTTTTTCTTTGCGGCAGTCTTTTTCTTTTGGCTTTCTATAAATTTACGAAATACTGCAGCAGCAGATATCTTGCCAGCAACCTTTGCCCTTTGCTCCATAGCTATAGCAGCTTGTGTCTTGTGTGCATCGGTTCTGTCTGACGCTTTAATTTTACGCACACTAGCTTCAGCATCTTTTACTGTAGCAAACTTTAGACCCTTTATAGTTCCTTTAGGGTCTTCGTCTGTGTACAGATCGCTATGCTTCTTAGACTTTGCGGGTTGGCCTTTTTTTCTTGGCACTCTTGGATTTGCCATTAATAACTCCTTGTAAAGTCTTTGCTTGACCCGCATGTAATTTAGAGGCTTTCTTCAAACCCTTAATTACTTTCCTTACTTTTTTTTGTTTCTGAATCTGCATCACTTATCCAAAATTTTTCTAACTACATCTGGGCGTTTCTTAGCCAAAGCCTTCAAGCCGGGGTTTAGTTTATCTGTTACAAGTGCGCCTTCAGACAAATACATATGCTGTTTGCCATTTGCCATACCACCTGCCGCCATTTTCATAGTACCCTTCTTACCTTTAGGTACATCAGTCATACCCACAGAAATAGATATAACAGGAACTTTTTTACTTTTACCTACACCACCCTTATTCATTTGTACTGTCTCCTTTGGATTGTCTAGTTTAGTTTTAGCATTAGCGACTTCTTGTTTAGTGTACTCACTAGGACTATCAAGAATCTCTCTAGCTTTTGTTACGGACATATTAGCCATTAGCTTTTCTTCTTCTTAGGAAATACCATAGTCTTACGCTTTCCATTGACAGTTACGTTTCTTAAAACTTCTGTTTTAGGATCATAACTACCCTGAAAGGCTTTACCTCTTTCTTTCATTGCAGGATTAATACGCTTTGCAGTTACCTTACCGCCACGTCCTCCCGGTTTAGGTCCGGGCTTGCCACCGGGAAGTTTACCTCTTTTTGGTCCGGGCTTACCTGTAGCTGTTATTTTTGTTTGTGTTTGTTTTTGGCGCACAGTTTCTTTATCTTCTACACCTGCTCTTTTACCGGGCGGTTTAGGCTTTGTTGGTCTAGTTTTCTTAGGCGTACTTTTATCTGGCCCTGTCTCACCTACCCCGACTACAGGCTTAAATCTACCACTACTAGCTTGCACTGGCCCTTTTCTAGCATCTTTTGTTTTCTTTTTTCTAGTTGCCTCTCTAGCTGCTCTCTCTTGTGCTGCTGCTGTAACTGTCGTTTTCTTACGTGGTCGGGGCTTGCCTGTAGCTTTGGGAGTTTCTTTTGCCTGTGCTTTCTTTTGAGTGTCAGCCAAACCTTTAAATCTGTCTGCAGGAGATGTTCTCGTATCGGTAGAAGTCACGGATTTAGGTTTAGCAGGTGTTCCTGACTTTAAAGAGTCTATGAATTTTGCAATAGCCCGTTGTAGAGGACCAAACTTAACATTCTTGTATGTGCTAAGAAAATTATCTAGGGCAGACTTGGGTACAGATACGTCATTGGCACTAGCAACAAGTTTAACTTGTCGAGATATTGCGCTAGGAGTAAATCCTCTGTCTTGAGCCTGTCTCTCCTTAAAGGCTGCAAACCCTGCTCTAATCTTTTCATTCTCTTCTTTAGTAGCCATCGGTATCTCCCGTTACCATTTAACCTTGTGTGACCAATACTTCGCAGACAGCTTAGTAGTTGGCTTGCCCTGTGCATCGTGACGTGCGTAGTAGGACTTTTTACGTGCTTTATCCTTCGCTGACTTAGGATTCTTACCAGCACCTGATACACCCTGCTGACCAAAGCGTATAAACTTATACTTACCACCTTCAGAAGCCATCACACAGTGAGACTTAGTTTTATGTTTAGGTGTACGTTTAGGAACATTAACTTTCGTTAATCCTTCCTCTCTCATTTTATTACGTACTCTCTCTGGTATAGCCATTATGTCGCAGTTCCTGATGGTGTACATTTCCAAGCTACAGGTACATGTAATGGAATACCAGTCATAATATCTGCGCTCATCTCTACTGTACGCTCATAGCACTCATCATGTGTTGCATACGGACCACGGGTGTCTTGTGCAGGAAAACACGCATCTTCTTGGTACATAACGCAAACAATTATCCATGCTTCAAACATTATTCGTTCCTCTCAGTCCACCCTTCTGCTCTCATAGCATCTTCTACATGCTTTAAAGTGAAAGAACGCCCATAGTATGCCTCCACGGCAGTACGCACGTAGAAAACATCGCTATGGGGTATGTGGAGTTTGTCTAAAGTGTTAGTACGGATGGCATTGTAGAATGCATCAAGTACATTGTCTGTGTATAGTTTTACAGATTTCTTCGCCATTGTCAAGAACTTTCTTTTTATCACGGATAATATCACTTATGTGTTCAGTTAAGTGTATTAGCAAAGAAACTTTAAACCATTTAAGTGTTGTAGATAAGTGTTTTTATAGATTTAACTACTAACAGTTAAGTGTAACACTTATATGATTCCTAGTTATACATAATTATACCAGAATTGGCCCTACCTGTCAACACCCTTTCTGTATCTGGTACCAGAGTTTTCTAGTTTATAGGTCCAGTTATCTATAGTTGCCTATTTTTTAGGCATGTTGCACAGTACTTGTGCATGTATAGTTATGCATTGCCCTTGTGGTTAACACTTGATTTACCTAATCTGTGTATTTATGTGTATATACGTACTACCTACGGGGGCGTGGCTCCTGCATGGGTCGTGCAATAGGATCGTTATGGCAGAATGGCCGGAAATCAAGGGCTTGCCTTGCCTTGCCAGCAAATAAAATGCCTGAAAACCCTAGCAAAACAGCCATTTTTGCCAGCATATGCCACATAAACGGCAATGCATCGCCTATGCCTAGACGATAACCACCCGCAACATGAATGTCAGACTGTAAAAATGTAATGTTATAACATATCGGCGGTGCATATTCTCACACACTATACCCCACAAGAACAAAACAAGAACACTTCCATAATGAGAACAAAACGTGAATACTATCCGATGTGACATATGTGCAACAGTGTGACATAAATAGTGTGGCATATCAGCAACATGCTCTAAATCGCGTTTTAAGCCCCAATGGCGGGCTTTTACTTATATCAGCTATAACCTATCACAACCCATGCCAGACGCATTTTTGGCTTCTACCCTACGTTACAGACTGGTCCAAAAATTTACTGGTAAATATTTCACCCCCATTCATTTTAGGGCTTTATTCATGCGAAAATATCAGTATACTAAATGAACGATCAAAATGATCGGAGGCCAACTGGCGGCTTTTTGCCAGATACAGAAAGAAAATATCATGTCTGCTATTACTCTTGAAAATGCCATCACTTTCGTTGAAGCCAATTTTGTCGCACCGGAAATTGAAAACCGCGCCGCACAAAATGCTGGGCTTTTGGTCAATCCATATGCCGAATTTAATGCTGTCGCGAATGCTGAAGCCCTATGCCATGCCGATAGTCTGCGCCCATTAGACGTGGGCAAAGGTGGCTATAAATGCCCAGTTTCTGAGCATAGCTACACGAAAGGCAAAGCAGGAACAAAAGACAACGCGCTATATAAGCGGTTGATGGATGCCCAAAACATGACCGCGCTATATGACTTGCAAGTTGCTGTCGTTTTGAATGCCATCAAACAATTTGCAGATGGTTCCGACGTATCAAAAGAAAATTGCGCGGCATTTTATGCGGATGAAAAAAACGGCAAAAAAATTGCCAAGCTTTTCAACGTCCGCTCACTTGCGAATGCTGTCAAAAAATATGCACCTAAGAACGACGACACTGGCGACACTGGCGACACTGGCGACACTGGCGACACTGGCGACACTGGCGG